GTTTAGGAAATGTTGCCGCTAATTTAAAAGGTAAGGCTGAAGTAGGAGATACTGCAAATGCTGTGTATAAAAAGTTTAATCAGTACTTAGGCACACAAAATAAAAATGTTAAGACTGCAACCGGCGATGACTTATCAAACTTTTTGCAAAATACCTATAACTATAATCAAGCAAAAGTTCCACAAGGCGTACTCAACAAGCAACAAGTTTACGATATTATTACAAAAATGGCCCAAGACGGATATGCACAACAAGGAAAAGCCGGTGGAGGTGCTGCTGGAGGAACTGCCGCGGGCGGGCAAGCCGCACAAGGTGGACAGCAAGGTACAGCACAAGGTGGACAACAGCAAGCACCTGGACAGCAACCTGCAGGTCAACAAGCCGCACAAGGTGGACAGCAAGCACCGGCCGCCGCAGGCGGTACTGCCGCAAAGCCAGCAGCCGCTGGTGCTAAAGGTGCTACAGCAGCCGGTGGTGCTGCTACTGAAATCCCAGCAGATGTACAAAAAATGTTAGATACACTATCAGCAACTGAGAAAAAAGCCCTAGCAGGAATGTTACAATGAGATTACAAGAAGTTACACTATACGAAAACAGATCGCATCGAATACTAAAAGAAGGTTGGCACGATCTTACTGAAGCACAACAAAAATATCAGTTGCGTTGGGAACGTGAATTATTTCCTTTGCTAGAGCAATATGTAAAATTAGCAGAAGTAGAATTAACAGCAGATCAAATTCAAGCAATATTTAAAAGTGCAGAAGCAAGTGCAATGGCGTCTGGCAATAACCAGAATGCACTAGGCAAAGCAGGAACAGCAGTAGGCAAAGCGGGCGCAGCAGCAGGTAGTGCCGCTGTTGGTGCAGTTAAGATGACTGCTGATCTTGCTAAGAAAGTTGATGCTAAAATTAATGAACTAGGTAGAGCTGCTAAAGACGCTGGCCCTGTTAAAGATTTTGACAAAAAGTTTAATGATCTCAAAGCAGACATTATGGCAAACAATCCTGACAGTAAGGTTGTACAAGGTATTGTAAAAGTAAGTGACTGGGCAAAAGCAAATCCAGGTAAGGCAAGTATTGCAGTTGGAATACTAACTGCTATTGCAGCGTTTGTAGGAGGACCAGCAGGAGGTTTAGCAGCAGGTTTGATTTTGCGTAACACAAACGAATTGCTCAAAGGTGAAGATCTTTCTACTGCTATTGGTAAATCACTTAAGACAGCAGCATACGGTGCTATTGCAGGTTGGGCGTTACAAGGTATTGGTGATTGGTTAGAAGGCTTACGTTTTGATGCTGTACCATTTGATAAAGCACCAGGGCTTACTACACTTGAAGTAGGATTTAAAGACACGTTGAGTGGTCCAGGCTTTGAGAATATTAGAGAAATCGGTAGCATGGTTGTTCCTGAAGATCGTGTTGGAGAGTTTACTGATCTTCTAAATTCAATGAAAGACGCAACAGCAGCAACAGGAAGCACAACAGATCCAGCGGCACTAGATGCATTTGACAATTTATGGAAGTTTGCAAAATCATTTGATACAAAAGAGTTTATTGCAGATATGAATCTTTCAAATGAAATTGCACAAAACGTTGCAGCACAGAATGATGCATTCTTACAAAATCTAACAATGGCCAATCAGGCCATTGCCGCAGTTGCACAAGGTAGTATCCAAGGTGCGGGTGAAAAAGGCGCATTCAAAGTCGGAGGCGACGAAGTCAAGCCAGGTGATGTTGTAACAAGTGCATCAGGCAATAAAAAGATTGCAGGCGTAGACAGCAAAGCGACAACTGTTGATCCAAGCGACCTAAAAGGTAGAGCTGGTATTATGAAAGCAGGCGAATCTGTTGATATGGAAGCAGAATTTGATCGTTACTTGCAAGAAGCAGGATTTGCTGATATGATAAAAGGTGCAGCAGGAAAAGTTGCACAAGGTGCTAAAGCAGTAGGCGGCGCAGTTGCAGACAAAGCAGCGGCTGCTGGAAAAGAATTAGGTAACAAAGCAACTTACAACAAAATGATGAGTGCTTGGAAGAAAGCAGGCGAACCAACAGACACAGGTTCGATTATAAATATTCTGCAAGGCTTAGGTATGAGTCCAGAACAAATACAAACAGTTGGACAAGAGCAAGGCGTTGAGTTGAAGGCTAAAAACATAGGCGACCCAGAATCGCCGGCACCAAAGCCAGGTGCTGAACAGCCAAACAACGCACAAGGTAAGCCAGCAGATGATTCAGCAACTACAGGCACAGCCGCTGATGATTCTGCACCAGCAGATGCTAAGGCCGCCACAGGTCAAACAAAAACTGTACAAAAAGGCGAAGTTGTCAAGGCTAAAAATGGCAAAGAATACAGATGGGAAGGAGCATTGTATACTGATGTTGCTTCAGGACAAACTATTTCTACACAAGACGTTATTGATATGGGATTACCACATCCTAAAATTGATCCTGTACGTGACGCAGTTAAGGCAGCAGGACCTGCAGTAATTAAACTAGTAATTGATCAAATTAATAGTAAGGGTGTAAAGGCAGGTACTAAAGATGCTCAAGTTGCTAAACAAGCAGGAGCCAAAGGTACGCAAGAACTTCCAGCAGCGCAAAATCAAAAACCTAAAGCAGGAATTGCAAAACCTGGCACAGTAGCAGCAAAGCCAAAAGCAGCAACACCTAAGCCAACTGCTCCGGCACCAACTACTATTCAATAAATTAAAAGAATGGTTGCCCTGACTTTTTAGTTGTTTCGAGATTTTCTTTGATAATATTACCTATGATTTCTCTATCTTCATAGGCTAACGAAAGAGCTTCATCAAGGCTACACGCACCTCTCATAAACCATGCTAGTTTATAACATTCGTTTTTGAGCTCTTTTTGTTCACCGTCCATTTGTTTTACAAGTCCTTGGATCTCATCCATGCTCAGAGATAAGATCCTTACCCGAAAAAATTTGATGCGTCAAATGTAATTGGAACATCCCATTCGGGAGGAGCACCTGCTTCGATTTCTTCAGGAGTACTTTTAACTACTAAAGGTTCGATTTGGAATTTTTTACGTTGTTCTTCTAGATGATCTGTAATAAACTTATAAAATTCTTTGTCACTATTACTCATAAACTCTTCGATGTGTTTAGTGTTAGTAACTTCTGTATCGCCTACTTGGATTTTCCAAACACTTTTATTCATAGTAGTAACAGTTAGATCTGTAAGTTTTCTAAAACTGTTATTAAATCTTTCTAGTTTTTCATCATCTTCTAAACTATCATCGTTGATAATAGTAAAAACTCTTTGTTCTTCAAATGTTTTTAAACTAGTTTGACTAAACTCTTTGTAATTTAACGGCCTTGTATAAACAGTCATATCACCTGTTTTTACTGAAGGCTCATAGTTTGCTGCAACTAATTTACTAAGAATTTTTTGTAAATCAACTTCATACCTTTTAGTTTCATTTGTTCTAGGAGTGGTAGCAGTGATTTCCATCATATTTCCGTATGTTGCAACTCGAATTGCAATTAATAATGCATCTAAATCAAGAGTTGGCATTTTCCAAGGATCTTTGATATTAGGAACACAACTCTTAATAATGTCAACAGTTGCTTGACCGTTTAATAGTGCATCAGGAGTTTTCATCGTAAGCTCATCCTTTGCTGTCATTGCAAAAATTGGAACTTCTCCCGTTTCGGGCATATCAATTGCGCCTTCGGGATAAAATTCTCCTTTGCTTGGCAATGGAATGTGAATTTTGGCTTGTCTAAAAAATTTTCTCAGAGGATTCTGTTCGTAATCTTGAGGGTTAAATTCTACCATGAGTTTCTCCGTATAAATACATAATAATAGTATGTATCTAATTATTTATATACGTATTTAACTCAGGATTTAGGTAGTGGCCGAAGAAGTTGAAATTAGTAATGTAGGCAACGGTGGTACAGTTGCAAGCGAAGAAACTCTCGCAAGACTGCTTGCGGTTATGGAGCGCATGGGCGGCTCCGGAGCCTCCTCTAAAACACAAGATTTATACAATAAATCAATACAACAAGGAACTGTTGCTACTGGTAAATCTACAAAAGCCCAAAAAGAAAACACTACTGCTACTAACGAAAACACAGTTGCTAAAAGAGCATATAGATTAGCCTTATCGGGGCTAATGACCGGACTTGGACAAATTGCAGGCAGTGCAGTCGGTTTAGCAAAAGAACTAATAGCCGGCGGAGATTCGATTAGTGATTTTGCACAACACATTCCACTTGCTGGAAAGTACATTACTGTACTTACAGGATTAATAGATCAAAACATTGATAGTTTTAGAACCTTAAGTGCAGTTGGCGCCACATTTGGCGACGGAATGAATGAAATAAGATCATTATCCGCAGGCGCAGGAATACCTCTGGGTGAATTTACTTCATTAGTAAGTGAAAACTCAAATGTAATGCGTATGTTTGGCGCTGGAGTAACCGATGGCGCAAGACAATTTGCTAATTTATCAAGAGAACTAAGAACAGGTCCGGGTAGAGCATTTATTAATATGGGCTATACCGCAACAGAACTTAACGAGTCTCTGCTTGAATATGCAGAATTTACCGCAGGACAAATTGGTTTTGAAAGAAGAAATGATAAACTTTCTGCTCAAAGTGCTGCAAATTATTTAGAAACTATTGATCAACTTGCAGCAGTTACGGGTAAACGTAGAGACCAGATTCGAGAAGAAATGAATGCTGCACAAGCAGATCAGCGTTCAAGACTTGCAATGTCAAGGATGACTGCTGACGAAGCAACACGTTTTGCTGCTAACTTAGCAGAAGCACCTGGACCTTTGCGTGACGCACTTACTGATGCTGCTGATGGTGTTCTTGACAATGAACTAACACAAGGACTGGCAGTTGCTTCTGAAACTTTTAGAAGTCAAGCAGGCGACATTAAAAATATGAACGCCCAAGAATATGCAAACTTTTTAGCAACTGTAAAAGAAGAACTTGATGCTGCTGGAAAAGCCGCAGGCGCAGGTGCTGAACAAATTATGAAAAGTGGTACAGGGTACGGTCAAGCACTTGCTATGGCGGCAGAATTACGAGATAGACAACGCATTTCTAATGAAGAATATACAAGACTTCTTGATGAAAGACAGCAGCAACAAAAAAGAGACGATGCATTATTAAACTTCTCTAATACGCTAAGAGAGCTAAGAACTACACTTATGGACGCTCTTATCAACAGTGGAATTTTTCCACTAGTACAAGATTCTTTTAGAGAAGTTGCAGGAATTTTAGAAGATTTCATTGGAAGTCCTGAATTCAAAGAAGGTATTAAATCTATCACAACAACTATCAAAGGTTGGATAGAAGACTTCAAGAGCTTCTCGTTTGCAGAAATGTGGGAAAAGGTAAAAGATTCTCTCATCAGCGGACTTACAAGTGTAATTACAAGTCCAACGGTACTTGCTGCGATTGCAGGTATCTTCTTAGCAAAATCATTAATATCTAGTGTTGCTAGTGCAGCATCATCCGGAATAGAATCAAGTCTTAGTAAAATATTTGGCGGTGGCGGAGCATCGCAAGCAGTTTCTAGAGCTGCACCGGGCGGTGGAGGTGCTGGACGAAGTGCAGGCAAAGCAATGGGCAACATGGGTGCAGGTGCAGGAAAAGCTCTTGGAGGACTAGCAGGCGGCACTATGAAAGGTATTGCATCAGGATTATCAGCAATGGCAAATCCTCAAGTTGCAATAGGTGCAGCAGTTGTAGCAGGTGTAATACTTGTTATCGGTGCAGCAATCGCAGGTGCAAGTTGGTTGCTAGGTAAATCACTTCCGACACTTGTCGACGGCATTAAATCTTTTGAAGAAATAGACGGAGACAAACTAAAATCAGCAGCCGTAGGTATGTTAGCAATAAGTGGTGCTATGGTAGCATTTGGCGCAGGTTCAGCAGTTGCAGGACTAGGCGCACTAGTAGGTGGCATTACTGAAGGAATAGGAAAACTATTTGGTGCTGAAGATCCTCTAGACAAAATGAAACGTTTTGCAGATGCAGACATTGATGCAGAAAAAGTAAAATCAAATGCTGAAGCAATGGTTGCATTTAGCACAGCAATGGCAGCAGCAGGTGGAGCAAGTGCTGCTGAAGGACTAGGTAGTTTAGTAAGTGGCATTGCAGGCGGCATCGGAGCGTTGTTTGGAGGCAGCGACACTGACGATATTGTTGCAGATATGATTAAATTTGCTGCGTTCGACATTGACACAGCAAAAGTTAAAAATAATGCAGAAGCAATGGTAGCATTTAGTGGTGCAATGGCAGTCGGTGCTTCTGGAAGTGCAGCAGCAGGATTAGGAACATTGGTAAGTGGCATTGCAGGCGGCATTGGCGCATTGTTTGGCGGTGACACTACTGATGACATTTTTGCTGACATGGTTAAGTTTGCAGGTTATGACATTGATACAGCCAAAGTTAAAAATAATGCCGAAGCAATGGCAGCATTTAGTAGTGCTATGGCATCAGCAGGCAGCGGCGCCGCATCAGCAGGTGCAGGAAATGCTGTAGGTGCAATTGGCAATGCTATTGCGAGTTTCTTTGGACAAGACACACCACTAGAACAAGTTAAAGAATTTGGCGAAATGGAATTAAATGTTGCTCAAATCGAAGCAAATGCTAATGCTATTAAAACAATGGGCGGTGCTCTATCAGGATTTACAGAAGTAGACCTTGACAAAACTCCAATTATCGAGTATACTGAAGCAATAAAAGGTTTAACTGAAGCACTTGATGCATTAAATGACGAACTAAAACAAGATAACGATACACTAATGACTAATAGAGCTGATGCTGGAGAATTGTTAAGCGGTATTAATATGTCCAGTAGAGGCACCGCCGAAGGTACAAATCAGTTAAATACTACTATGCAGCAAATGCTCGTAGCCTTAGGTGAACTAAAAGATATTAATACAAAAGTAGAAAGAAATACACAAGCAATTACAAGCGGAAATATCGCAGCAGGATACGTAAGCAGAAACTAATGGAAAAACAATGAGCTGGAAAAAATATTTTACACCTGTACCAACAGCAGATAACTTGGGAGGATCTTATAGCCCTCTAGGTTCAAATCGCGGTGGCATGGCGGGTCCTGCTCGTACAAACTATTCAAGTTTCTTACCAGATGTTTATGTTGGAACTCCAAATCGTGTTGAACGTTACGGACAATACAACACAATGGATATGGATTCAGAAGTAAATGCTGCACTTGATATTCTAGCAGAGTTTTGTACACAAAAAAATAAAAGAAACGAAACTCCTTTTATTGTAGATTTTAAACAACAAGCAACTAATTCAGAAGTACAAATTTTACAACAGTATTTGCATCAATGGTGTAAATTACAAAAGTTTGAAACACGTATTTTTCGTATACTAAGAAATACATTTAAGTATGGTGATCAATTTTTTATTAGAGATCCAGAAACTAAAAAATGGTTTCATGTTGATCCTGCAAACGTTGTAAGAATTATTGTAAATGAAAGCGAAGGTAAACAACCTGAGCAATATGTTATTAAAAACGTAAATCTTAATTTCAAAGAAATGGTTGCAACAACACCGTATAACACAAACAGTGGTGTTGGAACAGGAAAAGGTTACGGACAAGATTATAATCCAGTAGGTAGTGCAAGAGGAATGGTTGGCCAACCTTCTGCTAGTATGAGCGGCGGAAGATTTAATACTGATGAAACAGAAGTTACTATTGATGCTCAACATGTTGTTCACTTATCATTGAGTGAAGGTTTAGACAACAACTATCCTTTTGGTAATTCATTACTAGAAACTATTTTCAAAGTTTACAAGCAAAAAGAATTGCTTGAAGATGCGATTATTATCTATCGTGTCCAACGTGCGCCAGAGCGCAGAGTATTCTACGTTGATGTGGGCAACATGCCTTCACACCTTGCTATGCAGTTTGTGGAGCGTGTTAAAACGGAAATACACCAAAGACGTATCCCATCGCAGACAGGTGGTGGTCAAAATGTCATAGACTCATCATACAATCCACTGTCAATTAACGAAGACTACTTCTTCCCACAAACCGCAGAAGGACGTGGATCAAAAGTTGAAACTCTACCAGGTGGCACTAACTTAGGAGAGATTGATGACTTACGCTACTTCACTAATAAACTTGTCCGAGGTTTACGCATACCTAGCTCGTACTTACCAACTGGAGCAGATGATTCGGCTTCACAATATAATGACGGGCGTGTTGGTACTGCATACATTCAAGAACTTAGGTTTAACACCTATTGCGAAAGATTACAAAATCTAGTTGTAGAAGAATTTAGCCAAGAATTTAAACGTTATTTGTTGGAAAAAGGGATTAACATTGATACAGCAATGTTTGATCTTAGATTTCAACCACCACAAAACTTTGCTGCATATCGTCAAAGCGAAATTGATAATGCTCGTGTACCAACTTACACACAAATGGCAGCAATACCTTATATGTCAAATCGTTTTGCATTAAAACGGTTCTTAGGTTTAACAGAAGAGGAGATTGCAGAGAACGAACGTCTATGGAGAGAAGAAAATGATGAAAACTTAACTCCACTACCTGGAGACGCTGCTGCTGAACTTAGAGGCGGCGGATTATCAAGCGCATCACTTGGCGACGACCTTGGCGGTGTAGAAGACGAGGCAATGGCAGAACCAACCCCAACTGACGGCGGCGCAGGCGCAGGTCCTGAAACTGCAACCGATCAACCTATTGGTGGTGCAGGCGGTGCTGCAACCGATCAAACTGTATAAATACTAACATGATACTGAGAGAATTATTTTATTTTGACAAAGAGACTATCGAACCTGTAGATGATAAACGCTACGAGGCCGATTCAGACGACTCTGTTGTTAAAAAAGATGATACTCGCAAAACACGACTAACACTTCGTCAGATAAACCGTATAAGAAAAGCATCTGAACTACATAATGAAGAGCAAGCAAAAGATCTTGAATTCATTAAACAGATGTACGGTATCGCTGCAAATGCAGAGGCTGGCGGAGTATGATAGTTGGCTAAGTTAGATAAAACCCAATTCACAAAAGAGCAATGGCGAAAAATAAGAGCTGAACGCCGGCAACAAAAAGAACACGATCGAAGAATAAAATCTTTGCAAGTGTCTGCAAAAAAATCTGCAACTAAAACTAAAAAACCGCCAATACAAATATCTGAAGGCTTCCGTCCTAGACCAAAAAACGAAGTTGCTTTTGTTTTAGGAAACGGAACTAGCAGAACTCCAATATCTCTAGAATCATTAAAAGACAAAGGAACTACCTACGGATGTAATGCATTATATAGAGAATTTGAACCAGACTATCTTGTAGCAGTTGATACAAAAATGGTCATTGAAATTAATAAACACAATTACCAAAAAACACACGAAGTTTGGACTAATCCTAACAAAGCATATAATAATTTTACTGGATTTAATTTTTTTAGTCCTAGCAAAGGATGGAGTTCGGGACCTACTGCATTGCACTTAGCAAGCGAACATAAAAATAATGAAATATACATACTAGGTTTTGATTATGTTGGATTAGAAAATAATAAAATTGTAAACAACATATATGCAGGAACTTATAATTACAAAAAAACACATGACGGTGCAACTTATCACGGAAATTGGCTTAAACAAACGTGCATAACAATACAGAAATTTCCAAAAAAGAGATATATAAGAGTGTTAGGAGAACCGAATCATATACCAAAAGAGTTTGCTAACTTAACAAATCTAGAACATATTTCAGTTGAAGAATTTATGAAAATCTTCAACATTTTGTAATATACACATAAAATGGTTCGTTTTGAGCCTATTTCCTCTATATCTACGTACTTTTCTATAAATAATATATGACAGCCCACGCCCTGAG